TTTATTACCAAGTACTCCACCTAATTCAGTAGGTAACTTAACATTAAATTTACCGAACTTAGTTTCACCAGGTGCTGCCTTTGCATTTTTTGCAACCCATGCTCCTACTGCTTTTTTCATATCACCGACTGATGTGTTGTCTTTAACATTAAGCACAGTCTCATCACCTACTACTAATGCATCATCGTCCATATATGGTTTACCTGGATCTCTACCTAATTCTTTTTTAAAATCTTTGTAGATGTAATTCATAGTTGATATCTCATCGTTAGCATTCCATCTATGATTATCTTTTGGTCTAGCCTCATTTATTGAGGTAAACTCTTTTACTAATTTGTCTATTAATTTCATCGTGATTCGGACTCCCACCCTTTGATTATGTCTTTGCTAAAGTTGTTATAACTGAATTCCATTCGGTCTACAATCTTAACGGCACCGTTTGTTAAATGGTCTATAGCAACATATCCTTCGGCGCCTGTTACTTTAAAACCGTCTTTAGTCTTTATAAAAGTATTTATACTATCCATGCTGTCAAGATGCTTTAATAGCATTTTCTTAGCCATTACTAGCTCGTTTTGCATATCTAACATCATTATAAGCCCATCTCTGTTCTCATCTGAGAAGAATTCTAGTGCTGCAAGCTTTGCTTCTTCCTTCCTATCCTTGCCAGCATCGCTCTTAAGCCTTTCGATTTCGTTGTTATATCGATCTTCGATCCAGCTGATGAGCTCTTGTACGTATCTTGCTGAGTTAGTAACTTCATCTTGCGATCTAACTTTTGTGTTTCTAAAGGTATTAATAAGTAAATTAATATCCGTATTTGTAGATACGTCAGTAAGCGTATTGGCAGAGATCTTTTGAAAGAGCTTTCCTGCGTTTGATATATGTTTCGTAATTTCATCTGTGTCCCTTTTAGTTAGTGTGGCTAAACCAGATATGTCTGGTAGGTTGGCTGATTTTTGCCATACCGTTCGGACTGTTTTAAATGATCCAATGGTTACACCAAAGGATGCATTCATTTTTTCAAAGGTTGCGCCTGAGTAATAAGTATGCCACACTACGCCAATCTTTGCTCTCATAATATCTTTTGCTGCTTCAACGGGTACTGCATATACTATAGTGTTCGGGTGAAAGGTTACATATTTCCTCCCGTCAATTGTTTGTTTCTTTAAGTCTTTTTTAGTGAACATAATGTCACCTTGGTAGACTCCTTGTTTAATACCAAGTTTACTTAATTCTTGAAATGCTATTGTGAGTTTTGCTGCTAAATCTCCAGAGGTATCGGCTTTAACTTCTTTAACGCTCTTATATACCATAGGATTCTTATTGAATATTCCTTTCTTTGCAACAAAGAACTTACCATCACTCGGGTCGATACCAGCAAATACAGCTGGTGCACCATCCCATTTGACCGTGACTTGCTTAGTGTCATTCGAATGACCAGCTAACATGTCTCTTAAATCACGTAATGCGAAGATAGCTGACCGTGCTCCTTGTACACCACCGTCAATCACCATGTCCTCAATGTGAGTCATGTGAGTATTCTTAGCTTCTGCTATGTGTTTCTTTAGATTCATAGTTTTATATCGTTATTAAATCTGATAACTGGTTCTAATTCAAATGCATCTAGTAAAGTATCTAAACCACCATCAATCGCATCTCTTATTTGTTGGGCAAGATTAGTGATTGCATTCATTAACTTAGCCCATGCTGTTGCTATTGCATTCCTTAATCTTTCCCAAATACCTTTAAGCGCATCTAATAACTTTGCTTCATCAATTTTACCTTCTTGTAACATAGTCTCTAGATCTAATCTTTGTTCTATACTCTCATTCTTAGCAATATCAAATTCAGAATCAGCAGTTTTAAAAGCTAAGTCAACAACTTGTGATATAGCATAACCATATTTCTTATTTTTCTTTTTATAGCTTGCTGATTTAACATTAGCTGAGAACTTCATTTGACCTGAAACCTTTTTAACATACTTATGCTTAAGACTTAAGGCAGGATACCATGCAATATTTCTTAGATCATATGGCCAGACCAGCATTGCATCAGCTGTACCTTCACCATTACCAAATTTCTTTTCACCACTCATAGCTTCCCAAGCAAATGCATCAGCGAATTCCCTATTAGCAAATGCTTTTTTAAATGCAGTTTCAGCTTTAGCTTTAACTTGAACTTGTGTTTCTAATTGTTTAAATGCTGCTTTATTTTCTGCAGATAATGTTTTAGGATCTTTTTCTTTGATAGCTGTCGAAGTCATTTCATCACCAACCGTTCTAACCTTTGACACAAATTCATTTACTATTTTTTCTAAGTTTTGGCCGAGATTATCCACACCTATAGTATCAAATGCTGCATATAGTGTAGCAAGACTTTCCTCTTTAACACCAGACATTAACCGGGCTTGTGTACCTTTAACACTTACTTTGTGTGAACCTATATTAATATCAGCTTTAGAAGTATCTTTGCTTTTACCAGTAACGTCTTTCCACATAGCTGAAGTCGATGGAGAAGATTGACCAGCTGATTCAGCGGTCTTTGATCTTGTAATACTCTTTAATTTTTTAGAGAATTCATAATGATCTGATTGATTTTGATTCCATTTTTTATCTGTAGCTTTAAACCAAGCGGTATAACCTTTATCTTTTTTCATATTACGAATAAAGTCGCCTTCGTCTTTTGACTTATCATTAATCATAGCAATAAGAGCCCACTCAAAATAGGTAGATGCTTTAGTTTTTGCCTCTGATAATTGTACTACCTCATCCTCTTTCTTATTATATATAGACCAAGCAAGTGCGAATGCCGTCTCGTCATCCATACCATCAGCTTTAAATTTCTTAACGGTGTCTGCCATTCCTGGAGGAGCTTCTTCGTATCTTGTTTGACGATTGAGTATCTTTGCAAACTCTCTATGATCTAATTTAAAATGGTCAGCAGCAATATTTTGAATCTGGTGTTTAGTTAAGCCTCTTGAGATTACATCAGGATCTTGTCTTAAATGCTTTATCATAAGCAAAGCACCTTTATATTTGTCTTGATGCGCAACTCTGTATATCAGACGCTTAACCTTCTTCGGAAGAAGATCGACTAAGCGCATGCCAGTATTTTCATTTACTTGTTCTTTAAAATTTAACATTAGTTATTCTTCATCCATAGTTTTGCTATCTTATTCTTAGGCATAGTCTTAGACCATTTAGATATGGTGCCAAATAATTTACGTACTATTACAGGTGTTTTCTCACGAACTCCATTGTCTACTTCAAAAAATAACTTGCCAAATATTCTTTTATAAACTTTTATACTAATATTTAATTCTTTCCATTTAGCTGTTACTAATTCAACTCCAATTTCTCTTTCACCTGGGGTCATGCCTCTATCTTTATCAGATTGAATAGCAGTTTCAAGACCAACATTAACATATACACAAGCACATTCATAACCCAATGCTTCTAATGTTTTCTTTTGTTGTTTCATTTTAGACAAACTAGCACCAGTACCATTAAGAAGAAGACCTAATCTACCAATCTTTGCATATCGCAGTTTAGCATTACTATGTCTTTTTGCTACTGATCGTACAACATCACGTTCAAATTCTTGATTAGGATCAAGTATAATTGAACCTTTCTCATCAGTTAAACCAGCATCAATCATATAACGTTCAAATTCATTATCTGAATTAATTTCTTTATAACCTAACTGGCCGCCCAATGCTAATGAGTCTGCGACAAAGTCTTTTCCGGCACCTGGAGCTCCAGCCATAAATACTGCGTGGAATATTGAAGGGTCATTTCGACCCTCGAGAAATGTTTGTAAAGACTGCATCGGACCTTTATATGAATAATTATAAAGGTATTTATAGGTTTTATAAATTCTTGATAATCTTATTCAAATTCTTAATTTTACTGTACTTTTTAAGTTTAGTAAGCTTAGGAATAACATTGTCTGTTATTTTTTCTGTTGAAACATAGCCATAATAATCAAGTATAAGTATCATAGCCATGATATCACCTAACTCTTTTTCTAGTTCGTGAATATTATCTTCATCATACGGGCCAAACCTAATTAATTTTGAGTTAGCTTGTATTACTTCCGCGCACTCTTCTGAGAGAATGGTTAGTGTTTCTTTTACATTCATTTAGATCGTGGACCTAATACGAAGTCCTGTTTTTCCATTGAGTCAGCCAATATACTTTGTAGTATAGCGCCAACAGCTTCATTAAATTGTGGATTACCGTGAGGAGTTTCCATTGGATATTCTACAATTTCATAATCGAAATTTATAGATTTGGTTGTATCATTTAATTTGACATCCATATAACGATAGATCACATCGTGGTATTCACCACCCTCTAATCTAATATACCAATGATCTGTATCTAGATCATTGCGGTCTACGAATGACCATCTATTAAATGGTATAAACTTCTTTTTTTTCTTAGCCATTACCTTTTAATAAAGTCGAGCTCGTACATAATACCATCGTACTCAAATCTAATAACTGAGTGTGAGTATTCATTAACGGTAGTAGACTTCTTACGTGTCTCAGTCTTACACACCATAGCTGTAGTTGTACCTACCTTGCCTTCAGCATCTTTAGCACCAATCATAGCACCAATGATAGCTCCTGGAACTTTACCATTCTCATCATCTAAAGCATCACCAACAACTCCACCGAAGATTGCTCCCCAAAATGCACTATTCGCAATGTCTGCATTGCCTACCTGTACTTGTTGGTTCTGACATACTTCGACTGTATATGGTTGTAAGTATACAACCTCATGGTAATGATCTGTTACAACTGCGCCTCTATTGGCAGCGAGTGCTGACATAGATACAGCAATTAAGATTAAACCTATTAATTTATTTTTCATGTTTTCCTTCTAATTTATATGGGACTCCAACTTCTTTTTCATATGGATCTAATGGATATTTGTTTGGTACTTGTATATTTTGCTTCTTATCTATATTCGCAAAAATACCAACCTTTGAATTCCTTTCCCAACATTCAATAATGTCATCACGAATATATTCTAATGGCGTACCAGTAGGATATTCATGTGACCAGTTATATGCCATCTTCATAGCATTGTCACGGATCGTTTGAATTCTACGTTTCTCGTAGTATTCCTTTCTTCTAAATTCTATTCGGTCCATGAACTTTTTCGAATAGCCTTGATTAAATAATGCTTTAAGCACTTTTACACCTCTTACTGTTTGGATGACGTTTACATCTGAATGTTCCATGACTTAAATATTTCTTAGAGATAATATTTTTATTATGATCTCTTTTCCGTATGACATACGGTATTGCAGTCTTACTCATTCTTCCTCCACGTCTATTAAATACATTACATCTGCTTCTTTAAATAAAGCTTCAGCTCCTTTTATTGAATTATCCCATGCTCCATTATATTCTGTTGGTCTTGTTGCAACAACCTTTTTAATACCACATTGAATAATACCTTTAGCACATTCGTTACAAACAGGTAAACCATATACATATAATGTAGAATCTGCTAAAGAAACTCCATTAAGACTAGCATTATATATAGCATTCATTTCTGCATGTACAACTAATTCATACTTTCTTTCACGATTATTTAATCTTTCATCTGAGTCTTTTATGCCTCTTGGAAAACCGTTATATCCTTGAGACAATAACTGACCATGTTCGCCTACAACCACTGCACCAACTTTAGTGCTTGGGTCTTTGCTCCATGTAGAGATCTCTTTGGCTAGGTGTTTATATTTAGATGCCCAACCATGACCTGTTAATAGAGTGCTCACAAGGTTAATATTTGTTCGACAAGAGATTCTTTCTTCTCACGTCTATCTAACTCAACGCCTTCTTTGCGAGCTAGCTTTTCTAATTTGACCTTAGTCATAGCCATCATATGTTCTTTATTCAACATTCTGGATATGTAAGGTTTCAAAATATTATTCATATGTAAAATCCTCAAATTGTGTATTTTTCTTAGGTGGCTCATCCCTTACATTGAGAGTTTGCGCAGTATCTTCTACATCATATAGTCTCATCTTTGCTCTATCAATACCAAGTACGAACTTCTTGTTCCCACCTGTAGGATCATTATACCTATTCTTTAATTGCTTAACCATTATCTGATTAAGGTTCTCTAGTTCTTCCGTAGATATAAGTGCAAACATAAGGTCAGCCGTTGCCGGTAAACCAAATGATTCACTCGTATCTTCTAATCCCACATCAGATGATGCGAAACCAGATCTAGTGGTTTGTGTGGCAGTAACGATAGGTAAGTTATACTCTACCGCCATGCCACGCAATTCTTCTGCTATTGCTTTGACCATAATATATGAGTTAATAGATCCACCCATAGCTTTCATACGTGAGCTTGCACATATATTTAAATAGTCTATACAAATAAGATCAGGTGTGAAATCACGTTTGATCTTTAATTCTTTTAATAATGCTCTAAAGTGAATAGAGCTTGCTGCCCCAGTGGGATACTCTTTCACAATAAGTTTACCAACACCTTTGTCAGTGAGCTTATGCATCTTCTTATCGAACATATCTTTCGATAGATTCTCTAATTGGTCAATAGGCACATTCATTAGATTAGCATCTATTCTTTCTGCTATCCTTTCTTCTGCCATCTCCATAGTTATATATAGGACATTTTTCATCTGAGTCAAGGCCCCTGCAGCGACATGACACATAAATAAAGACTTACCTACACCTGTACCTGCGAGAGCCACATTCAATGATTTCTTGACGAGACCACCTTTAGTAATTGTGTTAAACTTTTCTAA